GTTAAAAAGCTGTATCCCTCCGTAGTTAGCATTAGTCCCTGAATTGCTCGCAAACCTAGCCTGCGCATTACCGTCAGCAAGCGCTGAACGGACATCAAGAGTGACTGCCGGGGTCGTCGTCCCGATGCCGACGTTGCCGCCTTTGAAGTATATCCCTGCGGTGCTGCTCGGCCCCACCCAGGATTCGGCGGCGGTGGTGAGAGCAGCCAGCGCCGTTAGGGTGAGCGCGGTCAACTGCGGGCTGTCGCTCGTCTCCAGGCCGAGACTCTTTCGTAGACTCGTCGCGCCGGTCAGGGCGATGGAGGCGAGATTCTTTGAGCCATCAGTGACGACGGGGAGAGAGGCGGTGAGACCGGAGAGGGTCGGTGCATTGGTGATTTGTAAATCGGTGGCATAAATCTTTTTTGCGACTGCCAGGCCGCCATCCATCACCACGCCTGCGGTTGTGGTGTTCGTTGCGGTGGTCGTGTCCAGGAAATGCACATAACCAGACGTCAAGTCGACCGCGTTGGCTCGCAAGTTCAACAAATTCGTTGTGAGCGTCCCGCCATTGAGCGTTTGACCGCCGGAGATGCCTGCCAGAATTGCGGCCCCGGAAAGAGACCCCAATTTTCCGTTTAATTGGCCCTGGATTTCCGAAGTCACACCCTTGACATAGGCAAGCTCAGCCAAGGAAGGATAGGTGGCGACAGCTAAACTTTGTAAATTCTTGAACCCATCGGTCGCGACGATCTGTGACGCCGTGAGGCCAGAGAGATTCGCTCCAACAAAGGTGGGACTTGCTCCCGTTCCCAGTGCCGCCCACACCGAATTTCTCGACGGCGCGATGGTCGTGACCCCGGACCAGGACGCGGCGAAGGCAGCATCCGAAACGGTCGTTCCCTCGACGATCCCTCCGTTGAGGTCGAGCACCATGACGTGCGGACCGTCGGTATGGAGCGAATACCCGGGCTGTAACGCAAGATTCTTTCCGATGAGCCGACGGGCGGTCCCACCGTTAGGCAGGAGGTAGAGGTTGACGTTGTTCACCACGGCGCCCGTGTTAACCAGTATGAGAGACAGCACCGTATCCTGCCCGGTCGCGGTATAGAGATCCCCGGTGGAGTTCGCAAGTTGCCCGTTCGCGAGCTGCGTGCGTGTGATCGCCGCGAGCCCAGAAATGACATAGTCCACCTGGCTCGCGTTCGAGCTGTCTCCCTGAATCTTGTCGCCCACATTCAGCGAAATCATGCTATGCCCCGCACGCGAGTGCGTATGAGATGATGTCGTTCAGCGCCCAGGCCGGCGTACTCTGTGCTGTGACGCCATCCACCCCCGTCGTGTTCTGCCAGCGAGAATCGATGTGATAATGCGGAAGAAAATCGTACCCCTCAATGTTCACGGCGGTTGCGCCAACGATGAGAGAGGTAATCCCGTCCTGGATCGTGACCCCCGCGCCATCGATGGTGACCGGCAAGCCAGTTTGGATGGCAATGCCCGAAGCCGACAGGGTGATGGTGGTGGTGCCGAGCTGAAGATTGATTTCTGAGGCGGATACAGAGACGACGTGAGCGCCGAAGTTCATGGACAAGGCCGAGGCAGACAGATCCAGGAAGTTCGTCCCAGCCTCGTTTCGCAGTTGTGCCGAGGTCGTGGAATAGTTGGGAAGTACGCGCGGCTGACTCCAGGGGCCCGGAACACAGAAGGCGTCAGAGAAGTCGTGGCGCCTAGAATCCATGCGGGGCTGAACGCCACCGCTTTGCCACCAGGCGTTGTAATTGAGATCGGAGAACGTGACCAGGCATTCATCGCCCGGGACGATCGGGCAGGTCAAGACATAGCCGCCCGCCCGGGGCCAGACGATCGGGACGTCGAGCAAGAGCGGGATCGTCACCTGCTGCTTTTTCGGCAACCCGGTCTCGGGATCTGTGAGAACCAGCGTCTCCTGAATCGCGAGCTGCACCACCACGGTCTGCTTCGTCGCGTCAAAGGATTGAATGATGCCCGGAAGGCAACAGCGGAGCTCCGCCACCGCCTGGCGGATGGGGGTCTCCCATTGTTCATGCTCGATCTGCAAGATTTCCGAAATCGTGTTGACGGTTCGCGGCGTGGTCATCAGGCGTAATTCTCTGCCAGCATGCCGGCGAGCCCATAGGCCGGCGTGACCGCGGTCACTTCCGTGTACCAGTCATTCCCGCGACTGTTGCCGAAATGGCGCACCCCGGCGACATTGTAATAGCCGCCCCAATCTTGCATCGAGGGGTTCGTATTAAGGGTGCGCTTGATCTGCGCGATTGTCGTCGAGTCGAGCTTCACCTGGTAGCAAGGGAACTGGACCTTGATGCGCGGATCCAGCAAGGTCTTGAACTTCACCCCCCACTGAATCTGTTGCGGAATGCCGATCAGGCCGGTCTCTGGCGTGATCACCTGCGCAAGTGCATCATCGGGCTGCTGGTCCCACCTCCCGAGGCTGAGGCCGTCCTGATTGATGAAGGCCCCCGTGCCGTTGGTCTCATTGAACTGATCGAGGTATTTCTTCGTGTTGCCGAAATAGGTGATCCCCCGCGGCTGGGTCTGATCGGCCAGCTTCGCGGGCAGCGACTTGACCGGGATGGGATGCGTCGAGTTTCGCGCTTGGAAGTTCACGATTTCTCGCTGGTGCGTCAAGGAGGCCGCGAGGGTCCCGGAAAGGAAGTTCTGCGAGAGCTCCAGCATGGAAATGACACAGTGGAGCGTCGTGCGGGTGTCCACGTTATTGTCGCGGTCATAGAGGACCTGGAAGATGTGCCCGTCGAAGATTTGCCCGTATCGGCTCGGATCGTCATAGCCGGCCGAGAACACCACCCGCATGCCTTCCACCAGGGATTCGTGCGTCTCCTGCGCGAGGTTGAACAGGATGATGTCCCCGTACCAGAAGCAGAGCTTGCCGACCTGTTCCACGTCGAACTGGAGCTCGATGGATTCCGCCTGCCCGTAGGGCAAGCTCGCGGCGTCGAGAATGACGGTGTTCCCCGTGAGGTCGAAGACCTGGACCTGCCACTTACGGCCGAAGAGCGAATCACTCATGGCGCGGTATCATCCCAAAGCAGCACGAAGTCGCTGCCCAAGTTCGTATCATCCGGAGAGTCCATCGAGACCCCCCCCGCGTTGATGATGTAGGCGCTGCCGATTGCCAGGTAGCCGTACTGCCCCAGGATGTTGGCCGCCGGGTACGCTCCGGTGACCAGGGGGACCGCATCGAGAAGAATGGTCCCCGTCGTCGGATCGGTAATGGTCATGACCCAGTAGCCCGCCGTCGCATTCCATTTGATTTCCAGCCCTAGCGTCAGGGTCTTCCCATCCACGTTCAGGGGGACCTGGAGCGTCTGATCCGGGTCAGAGGTCAGGGGAACGAGTTGCGCGCTCATTAGTCCGAATACGCTCCGATCGCTGAGACGATTGATCCGCTGGACCATTCCCCACTACCGGGAATACTCGCCGCCTGCGCCGATGACAACTGCTGCGTGGAAGACGGCACCACTGACTGTAGCGCCATTCGTTGCTGGATCGCTGCCGGGACGGTTGCCGTCTGCGCGGTCCCCTTGTCCGTCCTGTCGGTGATCTGCGGCGCGGCGCTCACCATCGTCGTGGTCACGAGTCCCATCAGGATCTGCTCGAAGACGATCATCGCCTTCAGGGCGAAGCGGGTCTTATAATCCTCTACGGGTCGAATCGACTGGATCAGCATATTTTCGTATTGCTTCAGCCGCGTCATGACAATCAGCGGACTCCTGCGAGCCTGGATGGAAAGAAACGCGTGGTAGGCCGCAATCGATTTCGACGGGTCGCTTGAATAGTCCGTGAGGTTGAAGCGGTCCAGGGCGTCCGACATGCCGATTTCCAGCGTCAGGCGCGCCGGCAGCAGATAAGCGTGATCGGAGATCGACCCTCCCGGTCCGCCATTATTGGCGTTGACCTGGACAGGATGTCGCGTAATGGCCAATTCCTGAAAGTGCTCGGCGCGCAGGACCGCATCGAAGAAATAGGCGGACGAAACGTAGCCGCCGGATGCATCCACGTACGATTCTACGCTCCCGTAGAGCTGCCCAGTCTGTCCCTGCCCCCATTGTGTCGGCCGATAAGCTGTGCCCATTAGGAAAAGGCTCCTGCCCCTTCGGGGATCGTGCGCGCGATGCGCTTGCCATTGCGTTCTCGTTCTGCCTGGATGCTACTGATGACAATGCGCTTGGCCGTTTCTTCCGTGGTGCCAGGCGGAATCGTAATATTGATCGTCCCGATGTTGGTATCTCCGCCGCCATAGCCGGCCGCCGCGCGCGCGAAGCCTTGCGGGTTGTAGGGGAGTTGCGCATATCCTCCACGTTTGAGCGAGGCAAGATAATCCTGCTGGGTCTTGGCCTCGAACACCCCCCGATAGCCAGGAAGGCTCAGCACTTGCTGGAAGCGCTGTTTGAAGTCGTCCAGGGAGGCGAAGGATTGATAGCCTGCCCCGCCGGGATTGGTGATGCCGGCGAGATTGTTGAGTTGCGTCGCGCCCCGATTGGTGAAGTTCCCCGTCTCATAGGCCATCTGGGCGAAGATGAAATCCGCCCGCGCCCCGGTCTTGGCCGCGATGTCCTTGGCGATCTGGCGAGCCTGGTCGGCAAGGGAGGAGGCAGAAGAGCCGGGAGGAGCAGACGGGGAAACCGAGGCATTCGGTTCCCTGCCCATCTTCCCGGCTACGCCAGCGCCCCCGACCGTTCCGAGGGCTGCCCCGATTTGCCATCCGACAGCCGCGCCCGCTGGTCCAGCAATGAGCAATCCAAGCAGGGCCCCGACTGCCCCACCGGTTATCATGCCGAGAATGATGGTCAGGCACTTCTCGAAATGCTGGAGTTCATCCGCCGCCCACCGAAAGGCGTGGCTGATATTCACCAGTGCATCGGCCAATCGGCTAAAGCTATCAGTGGATTTCTTCGTATCGGTCCCCATGAGTTGCCCGAGAAAGTCCCCAATGCCGACGGTGATGTCGTAGAGAATCGCCCCGATGTCCCGGAAGATGGCGTAGGCGTCCTGCAGGACCGGCACGAGATACTGCACGATCTTGTCCCGGATCTCCGGCAGGTGCGTGGCAATCCAGTCATTCCACCGCTGGAGGGTCGCTAGCACGTTCCCCTGACCGCCGAAGGCCTTGAAGAGACTCTCGGCGATCCCCATGGCGCCGTACTGGAGTTCCGTCTTGAACTTCGTGAACTCGAAGGTGATGTCGCGAATCCCCTTCATGCTGGCTTCGAAGTCGCCGCCCAGCACGCCCTTGCCCATGACGTTTTGAATCCGGATCAGCTCCCCGAGGCGTGCGCGGAGTTCAGGATTCCAGGCAATTTCGTCCAGGCTGTAGCCGAGCGCATCGGTCGCGATCTTGAGTTGCCGGGCGGCCCCGACGGAGAGGTACATCCGTTGTGCATAGAGCTGGTAGCCGAGATCGGCCCGCGCCACCTTCTCCATCATCGTAAGCGTAGCCGTGCCGATGGCGGCGTAGACGCCCGTCACGGCGATGCCCATTCCGACGAAGGTCTTGGCTATGCCGGAAGTGTGCTGCTGGACGGTGAAGGAGAGACGGTCAAGGACTTGCTGGACACGCGCATACTGGGCGTTGTCGGCTTCGAATCCCAAGCGTACTAAATACTCCTTGATTACTGAGAGGTCGGCCATTATTCATATCCCTGCGTCTGCTGCTGCTTCGCCCATTCGCGCGCGCGCCGTTCATTCTCCGCCGTGAGGTCCAGCAGCTCGTGCGCGTCCAGGAGATCCGCGAAACGGTACTCATCCACTTCCTTCTGACGCCACATGCCCGCCTGGACCGGGCGAAACAGGAACAGATCTACGGAGACGGGCTCGGCGAGCGCAGGCCCGTCACCGCCTGCAGAATCGGTTGCAATGCGCCCTCTAAGAAAAAAGGGGATAAATTGTACACCAGCGCCTGTACCGTCAGGGCCAGGACGGTCGGGAGGTCGTATTCAAGGTCCTTGATGGCAAAGACCCCAGGCCGCACCGTGATGGGCATCGGGGTTTCCGTCGCTCCGGTGGTCTCATAGCGCCGGCAGACCGCCAGGCAATGATCCTGGATGTTCTGGAAATCCGCCTCGGTCATCTCGGCGCGGCTGGCCGGCAGTCCCCCGGCGCCCAACTGCCCCTCGATCCCAAACGGGAGCATCTTGGTCACGATCTGCGTCACGATCCAGGAGCCGGTGCGCGCGGTCATGCGGCCGATCTGATAGCGCGTCCCGGAGATCTCGATGTCTGTGTACATCTCCATGCGATCCTCGCTTACCCGCCGATGGTGTTTTCAATATTTGCGGCGTGCAGGACCCACTGGATATCCGCTGCCTGCGCCGCGTAGGGCTTGTCACTGAGCTTCGGCAGGCTGATCCCGGTGATGTTATGCCCCGTCCCATCGCTGATGTTTCGCAGCGTCATCGAGGCGGTGGCGAAGTCGCTGACATCCCCGGCGTCAAAGGCGATCTTGACGGCGTTGTACCAGCGCAAGAGCGCCTGATGCGTGATGCTGTTCTGCTGGCAATCAATGGTCACCTGCCCGTTGTTGCCGGCGACGGCGCTGATGAGTACGGTCCCGTCCGCCCCCAGGTCATGCACCGTGCGCTCCGTCGCCATCGCGACGGTGACCTTCTTGATGCCGATCTGCCCGGCAAAGAAGAGGGGCTGGGACAACACGGGGCTGGTAAATTGCCCGGAGAGATCTTTGAAGGAATACACTTTCACGGCAACATCCCCCTTCCTTGTCGATTCCTACGTTGCCTCCTGGGCTTGCCTGGATGCCCCAGGCTGAGGTTCTTTCCCGACGCCTTATACCTGGACGTCAACCTGCACGGTGACGCTGTGGACGGCCCCGGCCTCGCACACGACCAGATAGATCGGCATGGCCTTTCGCGCCGCCCGATCCGCCGTCGCCTGGGTCCGATACGGAGCCGCCAGGGCAATGAAGCCGGCCGGGATCGGATCCCCTGGGTTTAAGGTGAGCAGCGGCAGACCATTCAGGGGACTGAAGGTGCCCGGCGCCAGATAGCCTCGATCCACCGCCTTCTGAGCCGCCTGATTGACCGCGTGAATCAGCTGCGTCTCTCCCGGGTCGGTCTGGGGGATCTTCGGCGTCCCGTTCAGCAAGTCGGCCAGATTCAACTGCAGGTCATTCACCAGCATATCCCGGTTGATCACCTGGTCGAAGAAGGTGCCGTCCGCCATGACGCCCTGCTCGAACCAATCGTAAAAGTTGCCGTAACTGAGGTATAGATTGACGTTCGCCCCCTCAATCGCCGCGATCGAAGTCAGGGT